GTAGCAACTCTTGGTGGACACATATCAGGGCAAAACCTTAGTCTATTAAATAGATACTTCAATACAGTTATAATTATGACGGATGCTGATAAGGCAGGAAGAGATTTAGGCTCAACGATTGCATATAAACTAAATAATAAAAACATCTTGTGGGCTTCGCACTCTTATGGTAGAATATATCCAGAGGGTGTAAAAGATGCTGGTGATATGTCTGATGAAGACATAAAATCTTGCATAGCAAATGCCATATCTAATTTTGAATATATATCTGGGATTCAAGAAAAATAAACAGGCGAATATATATCGTCAATATAAAAGGAGAATACAAATGAGTATAGTAAAAGGTCTAAAAGACTTAAACAAGGCACTAGATAAGCCTACGTATACAGCAAGCGATGACAACAAAGGTCGTTGGTTTAAAATTGAAGATGGTGAAAGCGTAAAGATTCGTTTTCTGCAAGAGCTTGATCCAGATTCGCCACACTATAACGAAAAATTTGGTTGCGGATTTATTGCTCTTGAGCATACTAATCCCAAAGACTACCGAAGAAAAGCTCTAGATACAATGGAGCTAGAAGGACGTGACTGGGCAAACGAACAGCACCGAAAAGATCCAAAGGCTGGATGGAAAGCCAGAGCAAGACTTTACATCAACGTTCTTGTTGATGACGGAAAAGAAGCGCCGTATGTTGCCATTCTTTCTCAGGGCACAAGTGGTAAGGCAATTACTCCAACATTAATTGAATATGCTGGAGAGATTGGAAGTATTACAAATCTCATGTGGCGCATCAAGCGTACAGGAACAAAAACAGATACAAGTTATACAATAATTCCATTAGCAAAAGACGAAACGCCTTTTGATAGTTCTAGCATTGAGCTGTTTGATCTTGAAAAGTCAGCAGTTCGTCACGTACCATATGATGAGCAAGAAGCATTTTATACTGGAGACTCTCATTCGGAAACACGAGAATCTTCTTCAACTAGCAGCAGCGTAGACTGGTAACATTAAATAGTGGAGGCGGCATTGACCGCCTCCACTTTATTTAGTAGAATATAATAATGAGAACATACGACATCCCAGACCCGTTTGAGACTTTTGTTTCCAACAAGTATAAAAACTATGTGGGCGCTTTGTATGATTTCTTTGCCAGAGAATGGCATATGAAATGCGGATGTTGCAAGGAAGATTTATATGCACCAACAAAAAAGATATTGACTAAAATTAGGTTATATCATACTAGAAATGAATGCACAGGCGGATACTAATGAGTTTTACACATTTACACGTTCACTCTTACTACTCGCTTATGGACGGGCTAAACTCTCCAGAAGAATTGTGTCAGGCAGCGTTAGATGCTGGTCAAACAGCAATCGCCATAACAGATCACGGCACATTGTCCTCTCATCGTGATATGCAGATAGCTGCAAAGAAGCTTGGCATAAAGCCGATACTTGGAGTTGAGGCTTACATATCACCAACAGATAGATTCGATAGATCTTCTAAGACAGATAAATCAATTCAGGCGTATAATCATATTATTCTTTTAGCTAAGAATAAAAAGGGTCTAGAGAATATCAATACCCTGCAGGAGCTTGCGTGGACAGAAGGCTTTTACCATAAGCCACGTATTGATAGGGAGGTGCTTAAGGAATATGCGGAAGGTATTGTTGTACTCTCTGGATGCCTTAATGGCCTCATCTCTAAAGCTATCGAGAAAGGCGAGTTCTCTGAAGCTAAGATGGTTCTCAAAGATTTTCAGAAAACTTTCGGTAAAGATTTTTATGTTGAGGTTCAATCTCACAATCCAGAAGAAATAAATTCAAAGCTTCTAGAGCTTGCCGACGAGCTTAAGATTAAGGCGGTGGCAACTGGAGATGCACATTTTGCTAAAGAAGAAGATAGAGTCTTAGAAGAAGCAATGCTTATTCTATCAACATCTCCTAAATCAGATAAAGATGCAGACTTTGAAATGTCTAGACAAATGCCAGACATGCTTGATAGATTCAATTATCTATACCCAGACCGCAAGATATCATTTGCAGACTATAATTTATTTATTCAAAGTAGGTCTGAAATTGAGGCGGATTTTAATAAGGCAGGTATTACTCGTACAGATATATATGATAATACAATGGAGATTGCTGATAAGATTGAAGAATATGACTTCAATAGGGGTCTAGATCTGCTACCTATCCCAAAGACCAATGCTGACAAGAAACTGTCTGATATGGCCTTAGAAGGCCTTAAAAGACTATCTCTAGACAAAGATCAGGTCTACTTGGATAGAATTTCAGAGGAGTTATCTATAATTAAAGATAAGTCATTTGCTTCATATTTCCTAGTTGTAGCCGATATGATTACATGGGCAAAGTCAAATAATATTATGGTTGGTCCTGGTCGTGGTTCTGCCGCAGGTTCATTAGTTTGCTACGCCCTTGGAATTACAGATGTCGATCCAATTAAGTATGATCTTCTTTTCTTCCGCTTTATTAATCCAGAGCGAAATGACTTTCCAGATATCGATACTGACTTTGAAGACCGTCGCCGTAAAGAGGTTAAAGATTATTTAAAGAAGAAGTTTAAGCACGTTGCATCTATTTCTACATTTACTTACTTTAAAGATAAAGGTGTTATTCGTGATGCAGCTCGTGTGTTCATGGTTCCACTTTCCGATGTTAATCGTGCAATGAAATCGATTGATACATTTGAAGACTTTATGGATTCACCAAACACAAAAGAGTTTAGAACAAAGTATCCAGAGGTTACGTGGCTAGCTGAAAAGCTACGTGGAAAAATTCGCAGCGTTGGAGTACATGCTGCTGGAGTTGTTGTAGCAAAAGATGATTTAAGAAAGTATGCACCAATAGAATCTAGAGCAGATGCAAACGATGAAGTGTCTGGAAGAATTCCAGTCGTGGCATACGACATGGATACGGTTGCAGATATAGGTCTTATTAAACTAGATGCCCTAGGACTTAAGACTTTATCTGTAATCTCTGACACTCTGAAAACAATTAAAGATAGATCTGGTAAAGAGATTAATCTATATGAAATACCGCTTGATGATCAGAATGTTTATAAAATATTTAATGATGGATACACAAAGGGAATATTCCAGGCAGAAGCAACCCCATATACAAACCTTCTTATTAAAATGCGGGTCGATAAGTTTGAAGATTTAGCTGCATCTAATGCTTTGGTTCGCCCAGGCGCAATGAATACAGTGGGTGCTTCTTATATTAAGCGTAAGCATGGAGACGAAGCAGTTCATTATACTCACCCTATAATGAAGCCTTTTACAGAAAATACATACGGAGTTATTATTTATCAAGAGCAAGTTATGCAAGCATGCGTACACTTGGGAGGAATGACCTGGTCGGAAGCAGACAAGGTTAGAAAGGTTATCGGTAAGAAGCAGGATGCAAAAGAACTCAGTCCTTTCAAAGATAAATTTATTGACGGCGCTAAGAAACATATCAGCACCGATGAAGCAGAAAACCTCTGGAAAAACTTCGAAGCACATGCTGGATACTCATTCAATCGCAGTCACGCTGTCGCTTATTCTATGCTTTCTTATTATACCGCTTGGCTTAAGTGTTATTATCCTTTGGAATTTTTATTCTCGATCCTTAAAAACGAAGGAGACAAAGACGCCAGAACAGGCTATTTGATTGAAGCAAAAAGGCTTGGCATCAAGGTTAAGCTACCACATATAAATGAATCTGATGTAAACTTTTCATTACAGAAAGATTCTATCAGATTTGGATTGGCAGAAGTTAAATTTATTTCAGATAGCATTGCGAATAAGATTATAGAAAAGAGACCTTATGAAAACTACAAAGACTTTGTTGATAAAGCATCCAAGAAAGGCAGTGGTATTAATTCTAGGGCCATTTCTTCTCTTAACACTATTGGCGGGGCTGCTTTTGATGATAACCCTAGAAGCGGTAAAGAAGCCGAGTCTTATTACGAATTTTTAGGAATACCATCATTTAATCTTTCTAATTTAGACCCAAAGATTAAAGCGCAGGCTAGACCGATTGATGAGTTTGAAGAGCTTGGATCGTTTGTCATGTTTGGAATGGCAAAGAGCATAAAGCGTGGAAATGGCTGGTCAAGAATTGAGCTTGTCGATGAGAGCGGATCAGTGGGTCTTTTTGATATTGAGCAAACAAAAATAGAAACAAATAAAATGTACTTTGTTCTTGTCGGAGATAATAGAATATCCAGATATGTAGAGGTTGATTTAATCAATAGGGATTCGGATGATGCTTTTGTGAAATACTTGTATTCGAGCTCATACGACATTGACGAAAACCAAAGGATTGTGATAAGCTATACTCCATATAAAACTAAGGCTGGAAAAACTATGGCCCACCTTATTATGTCGGATAAAGAAAAGAATTTAACTAGAGCTATTGTATTCTCTAGCATGTACCCTATCTCTCTGGCTAAAATGAGAGAAGGAATGATTTGTGAACCAATTCTAAAGTCGTTAGAAGATGGTACAATTATGGTAAAGGAGATAAAATGACAGATAGCAATCAGGAAATGTTAAAGTCTATGAATGCAACTACAATACTAATTGCAATTTTAAATCAAATAGGATCAATTAGTGTGCCTACAAAAGATTTTTTAGCGGTTAACTCTGAAGATAGGCAGCTATCGGTTGAGTATGATAGTGAAACTCTTTCTTTTAACTTTAAGATGAATGACACTGTAGAAGATGTTGAATCTGAGGACCTCAGAAATTATTCAGAAGATTATAATCTAAGCGGTAAAGTAGAATAACTATGGATCGATTGGAAGACATAGAGTTTGTTGATCACCAGCCACCAAAGAGAATCGTAGATACATTTGAGGCAATGAGAGCAACAAGCATCCTTGTTGCTATATTAAAGCACAACGGAAAGCTTGGTGTGCCTAGGTCTATATTGGATGAGCTATTGACTCAAGAACAAGTTTTTCCAAACGATTTTATAACTAAAAATGGAAGTATGGCAAGAGTTACTTACGAAAAAGAAAAAGATATGTTCTTTTTTGAACTTGGATACATGGATGAAAAACCTTATCCAAACCACCTAATAGGCTTTCAGTGTACTAGGTCAGATACAAGAGTTGGAGATATAAGTTACGATGATCCCTATTACAGAAATTGAGAGTGTTTTAGCAAAGCTCGATCCAAAAACAAGAGCACGTGTTCAATCGGCACAGGATATTAAAATTGAAAAGCAGTTAACTCCAAGCATAGGATTAAACTTTGCTTTACGTGGCGGTCTTGGTTATGGTAGACAAGCACTTGTTTGGGGAAATAAGTCTGCTGGAAAATCTTCGTTTTGCTTACAAATGATTGCGCTTGCACAAAAAGAAGGAAAAACTTGTGCCTGGATTGATGCCGAAGCATCTTACGATCAGTCATGGGCAGAAAAACTAGGAGTAGATTCTTCCTCTCTTATCTACTCTCCAGCAAAAACAATTAATGACATGGTAGATGTCGCAACAAAACTTATGGATGCTGGAGTAGACCTTATTGTAGTAGATTCAATATCAGCACTTCTCCCAGCGATCTACTTTGAAAAAGACGGAAATGAAATGAAAGATTTGCAAGACACAAAGCAAATCGGCGCAGAAGCAAAGGATATGACCCACGCAGTCAAAATGTTAAATTATGCAAACAAAAACACACTACTTGTTCTCATCTCACAACAACGAAATCAGTTTGGATCTATGCATGCTAGTCACATCCCCACAGGCGGCATGGCTGTCAAGTTCTTCTCTTCCACAGTTATCAAACTCTGGTCTTCTGAAGCTGAGGCTAACGCTATCAAGGCTGGCATTAAAGTTGGCGACAAAATTATTGAGCAAAGAGTTGGCAGGCCAGTTAACTGGATTATTGATTACAACAAGCTCGGCCCCCCAAATTTATCAGGACAATACGACTTTTACTACCAAGGGGAAACTCTTGGTGTAGATGGCGTTGGAGAAACTTTAGATGTTGCAGAAATGTGTGGAATTATAGAAAAGGGTGGCGCATGGTATACAGTAAATGGAGAACGTTTTCAAGGACGTGCGAAGGCTGTAGCATATTTAAAGGACAATCCAGATGTTGTAGGCAACTTAGTCGAGGAAATAAATGCCAAATATTAATGAGTTTTTTAATTCAGGAGATAAAAAAATGGATTTAGAAAATGCACAAATGATTAATGGTGCCAAGCCATGCTCCAAATGTGAAGAAAACTCAACTACATACACCTGGAATCAAGATACTTTTACTATGACATGGAAATGTAAAAATGGTCATCCAAATGAATTAAAGGTTAACTCATGATAGAAAAAATTATTATATCTCCTCAGATAGTAGTTTATAAAAACATTTTGAAAAATAGCCAAGGCGTAGTTGATTTTTTAAATTCTGATGATAAGAAAATAGTTAATAACTCATGGCAAGATTGGTATGATAATGGCTGGAGATTTTCTGTAAACTTTGATGAAATTGAGAAATCTGAATTGCCTGAATACTCATACTTAAAAGAAATGTGTGACGCGTTTGACTATATTTCAAAAGATTATATGCTTGAATATTCAAAAGAGAATGGAATCTGGCCTAGCTTTATAAAAGACTGGAATAATGTTAATCTAAATAATCATAACATTGATTTTTTTAGATATAAGCTGGATCACTCTAGAGATAGAAATTGGGACTCAGACTTTCTTATGAACTACCACGTAGACGAATTTGATGTTGACGGAGTATTTAAAAGTCAAAAAAACATAGTAACTGTTAACTTTTACCTTAACGACAATTACGATGGCGGTGAGATATGTGCATATAACAAAGATTTAAACTTAAGCTACAGGTACAAGCCAGTTGCTGGAGATGCAGTTGTAATGCCATCGGCAAGTCCATTTTTTCATGCGGTAAAGCCGTTCTACTTGACCGACAGATATTTTTCTAGAATATTTATAAACTATAATGATAGTCTAGTAGACAGCAGCGTAGACAGTGATTTTTTTTCTAAAGAGCACTCCGTAGGAAACCCTTACGAAAAAAAGTTTATAGATGAAGGCTTTCAGTTTTTAAATGTTAACATTGAAGAAGTAGAGGTGCCAAATGTCTGAAAGATCTGAAGTAAAAAGAGACGGAGCCAAGGCTCAAAAAAATAGTGGGCGTGGGGACTATCAAAAGGGTGACGCTAAATGGAATGGTTTTCTTGTAGATTATAAAGAGTCTAACTCTTCTTTTAATTTAAATAAAGAGGTCTGGTCAAAAATATGCACAGATACATTTAAAGTGGATAGGAATATGTACCCAGCTCTTAAATTAATAATAGGAACTGAATCAAAGGTTAGGTTGGCAGTAATAGAGTGGGCAACGCTTGAAGACTTAGTTAATAACCAAAAGGGGGAAGAATGATAAAGAAAGAAATTTATGACAAGGTAGTTTTGTATAGGGACATATTCTCTGAAGAAGATATTAATCTAATTAGAAATACAATTTTAGAATCAGAAGATGATGTCTCTGGCAAAGCGTTTGCTCTCCCAGAAGATTCTTCTTATGCAGATTATCATGGACCAGACCCAGTTGAAAAGGATGACGGCACAATAATTAAATCATGGTCAACTTGGTATAACTATGGCAAAAAAACATTTTTTAGCAATAACATAGAGAAAGACCTTTCTGATGTTGGCAAAAAGCAGGTTGCTGTAAGAAAGCTAATATTAGATGGAATATCAAAAGCTCACGAAGATTATTTTTCCAGCTACGATAAAAATAGCTGGCCAGAGTATGCTGGCAGAGATTTCTCTTTAGATAGAGGAATTTATGGTATGTGTTTTTCAGACATAGAAGTTCTTCAGCACAGAATAAATAATGACTCAGAGTTTACTATAGATATTCATACTGATTGGCATGAGCAAAGACATACCTGGCCAGGTCCAAAACAAATTGTCACATATACTTTTTATTTGAATGATGATTATGAGGGTGGGGAAGTAGATTTTATTAGTGAAAATGAAAAGTCTATGACAACATACAAGCCTAAAATGGGAGACATAACAGCATTCCCATCTGGAAGACCATACTGGCACAGTGCACGTGCTGCAAATGAAGGAAGCAATAAAATATTCGTAAGGGTTTTTGCGTCTAAACAGTATGTTGGGTCTTCTGAATGGCATGAAGGTGCGGCAAAACATGGTGTAGAAAATTGGCTAGAAAAAGAAAAAGAGAAGGTTCTATCTTTTGTTAATGATGGCGAAACATCTAGAAGAATTGTTATTGATGGTAAAGAGACAAGCGATTTTTCACACCTATTGCCATTATTTATTGATAATGATAAAATATTCTACATAGATGGAAAAGAACTTAGCTTGTAGCAAATGCTTTCAAGCACTAATATAAGGAGCAAAAAAATGGCTAACCCAACAATTACAATCGTAGGTCGAGTTGGAAGTGACCCAGAGGCTATCGGATCGAATGGTCTTCGTTTTAGAGTTGCAACAAATGATCGTGTTAAAAATGATACAACAGGTGCGTGGGAAGACAAAAACACTTCATGGTGGACCGTAAAGGCATGGCGAACACTTGCCGATCAATCTAAGTCTGTAATTCGAAAAGGCATGGAAGTAACAATAGTTGGTAAAATTTATGAAGAAAATTGGACAGATAAAGACGGTATTAAGAGAAGTTCATACGAAATTAATGCAGATTCAATTTCTGTGACTACATACAGTTTGGCAAAAGATAAGCCTGCAAACGATTTTCCTTCATACAAGACGTATGCAGAGGTTCCATTTTAATGCTATCTTTTTTATTTGGGATTGCAATTGGATTCCTATTTGGCTACGCAATGGGATTGTTTATAGATAAATGGGATAAGAGGATTAAGAATGACAGAGGACAATAACACTCTTCAATTAATTAGCTCTATAACTGAATTCAATGATCTTCATGAGTTTATGAAAGACGAGCATTTAGATAAGGCTTTATCAATTGTAGTAAAGCTATTGATGAATCCAGACGTTCCTTCCGCAAAAGCCCCTTTGCTGATAATGGAGCTTCAGGCAATGTCAACAAAGTTTGCCGTAATGTCTTCATTCTATTCAACGATAGCAAAAGACAAAGCTGGTACAGTTAACAATAACAAAAAAAATGTTTATTATTCAGTGAAGGAGTCCATAGACAAACTTGTAGATGCACTTAAGTATGTCGTTAGGTATAATTCGTAATGGGTAGAGATATAGTTAGAAACCTTAAGTTTAAAAAGCACACCATGAAGCATTTTGACCCAGATCTTTTTGCCGAATTGCTTGATGAGTCATACAGAAATACTAAACGTGCAGATGGAGATATGACAAAGAAATCTTTTAGCCCAAGCTCTTTGGGCTATGGCCATGGTACATGCCCAAGATATTGGTACATGGCTTTTTCAGGAGCAATGTTTATAGATAACAATGATGCCATCGCTGTTGCCAACATGGCTCAAGGGACACAAGCTCATGAAAGGCTTCAAAATTTAATTAAGACAATGCCTCAATGGAGAGCTGAAGAAGAAGAAATTGTAAACGAGTATCCGCCAATCAGAGGTTTCATTGATCTTATCATGGAGTATGATGGTGAGACGGTTATTGGTGAAATTAAAACGGCTAAGCAAGAAGTCTGGGATACAAGACAATCCGAAATGAAGTCTTCCCCAAACCACATGTTGCAGCTACTAACATACATGAAGCTAAAGAATGCTAAAGAAGGATTCTTTTTGTATGAAAATAAAAACACTCAGGAGATATTGGTTATTCCAGTTTCTATGAATGAAAAAAATACAAAAATAATCGAGGACACATTTATTTGGATGCAAGAGGTTTGGGATAACTTTAAAGATGGCAATCTTCCCATGAGACCAGATGGAGCAACAAAATCTAAGATGCCCTGCACATATTGTCCAATTAAAAAAGAGTGCTACTCAAAAGAAACTCCAGTTGGGACAGTTCAAATTGAAAGATTTCAGGTTCCAGTTATATGATCTGCCTTAATTCATCATGCTCAAAGGACTTTACTCAGAAAACCCATAACCAAAAGTATTGTTCTGATGAGTGTTGCAGAATTGCAACTAATAAAAAAATCATGGAAAAATATTATGAAAAAAAGGCTATAAGAAATGGGGCTAAAAGAACATGCTCAAAATGCAATATTGTTTTAAGTAGGTATAACTCTTTAAACATATGCTCTAAATGTGAAAAGAATAAGTCTTTGGAAAATAAGAAAAAGATTATCGGTATGATTAATGACATTAGCTAACCTAGTTAAAACAAAAGCCCATAGAGTTCTAGGGATAGACGCTTCAACAAGCTCAATTGCTTTTTGCTTAATTGAAAATAATAAACCAATTAAATGGGGTAAAATTAATTTGGTGGGTAACGATATATATGAAAAAATATATGATGCTAAAGTAAAAACATCTCTAATGCTTGATGAGCTTAAGTCTGATTATATATCAGTAGAGGGAGCCATACTTGTCAAATCTGCTGATGCTGTGATAAAATTATCTTATGTGTACGGAGTTGTAATCGCTGAGCTTATGTCTACTGGAGCGTCAGTTATTACCATATCTCCAAGTGCATGGCAAGCGCACATTGGAAATAAGAACCCAACTAAAGATGAAAAAGAAGCGATAAGAGTAAAGAATCCAGGATACGCAGACTCATGGTATAAAAACCAGCTAAGGAATATGCGTAAACAAAGAACAGTAGATTATTTTAACAAGATGTACAACTTAAACATCAACGACTTTGATGTTGCAGATGCATTTGGAATTGCATATTATTCAAATGAGGTGTTAACTAAACGATGAAGCCCTATAAGAATAAAGAGTGGCTGTACAGAAGGTATGTTGTTCAGAAGAAAACTATGGAAAATATAGCACAAGAATGTGGCGTAACTGTTATGACCATATATAGAGCTTTAAAAGAAAAGGGATTAATAAAATGAGTCCAACACCAGTTTTTGAAGATTCAAAAGTATTTAAATATGACGACCTTTATCTGCTTACAGTAGGGACAGAGGCTGGTAAAGAAATTCTATCTACATGCCTTGATATTGCTCATATGCTTATAAAGAAAAACATTTCATATGGAAACTCTGCACTAGACCCAGTTCGTATATTTTCAAAGGCGGGTCCAAAAGAGCAGCTATATGTCAGAATTGATGATAAATTAAATAGACTAATTAAAGGTGAAGAATATCCAGGCGATAATGATATTGATGACCTAATTGGTTACTTGATCTTATTAAAGGTTGCTAAGGAATTTGCTATTTCAGTCGACTAGAAGTATAATAAAGTCATATGGAAATTGAACTAGCTGATCATTTTGATCGCATGAATAAAGTAGTTGAAGAACTGCTTAGGGGAAACAACCCTACCCAGATTGCTACCCTTACAGGGTTTAAGAGGGCAGAAGTGGTTGGCCTGATAGATGAGTGGAAGAACGTTGTCCGCAACGATACATCGGCCCGTGAACGTGCTAAAGAGGCTATCTCTGGAGCTGATCAACACTATGCTATGCTAATTAAAGAAGCATGGAAAACAGTTGAAGATGCTGATCAGGCTGGACAGCTAAGCGTTAAATCTGGAGCCCTCAAGCTGATTGCTGATATAGAGGGCAAAAGAATAGGAATGCTTCAAGAGGTTGGCTTGTTGGATAATGCAGAGCTGGCTGGACAGATAGCAGAGGCGGAAAGAAAACAAGAAGTCTTAGTTAAAATACTAAAAGAAGTTACCGCAACATGCCCAAAATGTAAAATGGAAGTAGCTAAAAGATTATCACAGATTACTGGAATTGTTGAACCAATAGAGATTATCGAGGAAGTAAGTGGAATTTAACTTTGATGACCTTATTGACATACTCGACGGTGAAGAGTTTGACGAGAGACCTGTCGACTTAAAAACATTTGTAACTGATAAAAATTATCTTGGTCTTCCAGACTTATCAGACCATCAGTATACTCTTATTGAAAAATCATCTCAGATTTATAAAGAGTCAACACTGATAAAGCTGTTTGGCGAAAAAGAAGGATCTCTTAGATATAGACAAACATGTAATGAAGTTGTAGCTCAACTAGGAAAAGGAAGCGGTAAAGACTACTGCTCTACTATATCTGTTGCCTATATAGTATATTTACTATTATGTCTTAAAGACCCAGCATCATATTATGGCAAACCTCCAGGTGATTCAATTGATATTATTAATATTGCTATTAACGCTCAGCAGGCAAACAACGTATTTTTTAAAGGATTTAAGAATAGGGTAACACATTCGCCATGGTTTATAGGAAAGTACTTTGAAAAAGCTTCAGAAATAAAATTTGATAAGAATGTTACTGTTTATTCTGGACATTCAGAAAGAGAAGCATTTGAAGGATACAACGTTTTAGTAGCAGTTCTAGATGAAATTTCTGGCTTTGCACTAGATAGCACAAGTGGTCATGATCAAGCAAAAACTGCTAGCGGAATTTATGATATGTACAGGGCATCTGTTGACTCTCGTTTTCCAGATTATGGAAAGGTAATTCTTCTTTCTTTTCCAAGATTTAAAAATGACTATATTCAACAAAGATACGAAGATATTATTTCAGAAAAAGAAGTTATATCGAGGTCACATAGATTTAAGTTAGACCCAGACCTGCCAGATAATACGGTTGGAAATGAGTTTGACATATTTTGGGATGAAGATCAAATTATTTCTTATAAGTATCCAAGAGTGTACGCAATACGTAGGCCAACTTGGGATGTAAATCCAACAAGAGGCATTGAAGATTTTAAAATTGCCTTCTATAGAGATGTTACAGACGCACTAGGAAGATTTGCTTGCATGCCACCAGAAGCAATTGATGCATTTTTTAAATCTCGTGAAAAGGTTGAGATGGCATTCAATGATCTTTCAATAGCCGTAGATGGATTTGGAAGATTTGAAGAATGGTTTCAGCCAGAAGAAGACAAGGAATATTTTATCCACGTTGACTTGGCGCAAAAGCACGACCATTGTGCAGTATCAATGGCCCACATTGAAAAGTTTGTTAGTGTAAAAGTTACAGATAGTTATTCTCAGCCAGCTCCAATTGTTAAAGTGGATGCTGTAATGTATTGGACCCCAACTTCAGATAAGTCAGTAGACTTTGCAGAGGTAAGAGACTATATATTATCATTAAGGTCTAGGGGGTTTAATATTAGAATATGTACATTTGACAGATGGAACTCTCACGATATGATGCAACAACTAAAGCAGTATGGAATAAATACAGAAACTTTATCTGTGGCAAAAAAGCATTATGATGACATGGCCATGGTGGTTTTAGAAGAAAGATTAAATGGACCACACATACCGCTTCTCATTGACGAATTGTTAGAGTTAAGAATTATGCGTGACAAGGTTGACCACCCAAGAAAAGGTTCTAAAGATTTAGCTGACGCAGTTTGCGGATCAATATATAATGCAATTAGCTTAACCAGAGCTGCATTTGGAGATATAGAGGTTCACGATTACGGCTCAGTAAAAAAACAATACCGAGAAAGCTTGGTAAAAGAAAGCACCAATTTGATAAAAGCTCCTTCGGCAATGCCAAGAGACCTTTCTGATGCCTTGAGTGGAATGGAAATAGTATGATAAACTATCAAGAACAAGCAAGACAATGTCTGTGTTGCACGAAGCATGTACCCTTACCTACCTTGTTAAGAGAGTATGAAGGAATACCTTTATGCCCCACTACATTTGCAAATGTTTTAGAGTATAAAAGAATATGGGAGTCTATTGGGTCAAGGCCTACTGGCTCAATAAGAAAGCATTTTTCTGAGTATACTCAGAAAATAGTAGAGAAATCAATAAGCGGGGTAGAAAATGGAAAATAGAATAATTTATAATGTTTTTTCAAAAGAAGAAATACAGGATATCCTGTTGGCTAATGAAAAAAGAGATGATACTAAAGAAATTCAAGACTTTTTAGGAAGAACTAGATTAGATTATGATAGAAATAGCCTACATCTTCTTCCAGAATCCTTACTTGCAAAAGCGGAAAAGATAGCTAAAGAGCTTTTAAACCATGACGGCAAAGAGTTTAAGTTCTGGTACTACAGCTTTGTTGAATACAACAACGAATATGGAGAACCCAAGCTTGGTCCGCATAAAGACCAAGCCCCATTTACCGCAAGCCTTCTTTGCCAAATAGAATCTAATGTAAACTGGGATGTTTACGTAGAGGGTGTACCTTACTCTCTTGAAGACAATAGCGCACTAACAGTTAATGTTAGAGATCAAGATCACTGGAGAATGGAAACAAAGTTCGAGGAAGGCCAGTTCCTTAAGATGGCATTTTTTCACTACATAAATGAAGATGATAAGGCTTTAAACGTAGCAACAAAAGAACAGCTAGATGGAATAAATAGAAAGTGGGCCCATATTACTGGATGGCAAGAAGAAAATTCAGCAGATACTGCAAAATATGGCCTATCCTTTATCAATGCCCGCAAAATTGATGGATGGGAAAAAGGAAAAAACAAAATTAATGGAGAAGATCAGTGATGAAATATTTATTGTTTTTAATAAAATATAAATATAGCAAACTAAAAAGATTAATCTTAAAAAAGGGGAATAAGGATAGGTTTACTTACTAATGATTATCCTTGGCATAAACGAAACATCCCATGATGCTTCAGTGTCCCTTATAAAAGATGGAGAAATCTTGTTTGCGGGGCATGCAGAAAGATACAGTAAGGAAAAAAATGATTGGTACAATAACAAAGAAATTATACTAGACGCTTTAAATTATGGCACACCAGATGCAATTGCCTATTACGAAAAGCCTATGCTAAAAAGATCTAGAATTATTTTAAGGGGTGGGAAGTCAGACTGGAAGCCTACATTTCCTATTGATGTTCCAGTTCACTACTTTAAACATCATTATTCTCATGCAGCAGCTGGGTACTATACAAGCAAGTTTAATGACGCATGCATAGTTGTTTTAGATGCAATAGGGGAGTATAACACTTCAACAATTTGGGTTGGAGAAGGAGAAAGTATTAGTCTAAAGTACAAGAAAAATTACCCCACAAGCTTCGGCCTATTCTACTCTGCATTTACGAAACTTATTGGCCTTATGCCAAATCAAGAAGAATACATAATGATGGGAATGGCTGCTTATGGAAATGCAGAAAGATATGCTCCAAAAGTATCTAACTATTTTCTTAGACATGACATGCAAAAATACAATTTACATAAAGGGATTGTTGATTGGAATGAAGCAATTACAGAACAAGACAGATTTGATATAGCGGCAGCCGTACAGTATGTATATCAAAAAAGACTGTTAGAGTTTATGAAAATGGCTAAAGAATTAACTGGGAAAAGTAACCTAGTATTTATGGGTGGGTGTGCACTTAACTCATCAGCAAACACCGCTCTGTGGGATATTTTTGATTCAGTTTGGATTATGCCAAACCCAGGAGATGCTGGCAGCTCTTTAGGAGCAGCAGCAGCACTGTACGGAAAGCATATAAATTGGAAAACACCTTACCTTGGCCATGATATGGGTGGAACATATCCAATTGATGATATTGTAAAGGGTATTTTAAAAGATGGTATAGTCGCAGTTGCTTCAGGAAGAGCTGAGTACGGCCCAAGAGCATTAGGCAATAGATCTATTTTAGCAGATCCTAGAGACCCTAACATAAAAGATAAAGTTAATTCAATAAAGCAAAGGGAACAGTTCAGACCATTTGCACCAGTAGTCATGGCAGAGCATGCTTCCAAATGGTTCGATATGAATTTTGAAAGTCCTTATATGCAATATACAGTTAAATGTCTACAGCCAGAAAAAATACCATCTGTTGTGCACGAGGATGGAACATCAAGGGTGCAAACAGTTACTAAAGAACAACACCCTGGACTATATAAAGTTCTTAATAAGTTTTATTTACAGACTGGAGTTCCTATTTTATTAAACACTAGTTTAAACATTAAGGGTCAACCTCTTTTAAATGATCATCAAGATGCTATTGACTGGCAGGCACATTACGGATATAATATACTAACTAGTGCCAGTAGCTTAGTTGGTTAAAGCCCCGAACTCATAATTCGGTAATCGTAGGTTCAAGTCCTACCTGGCACACACCTTTGTAGCTCAGCGGAAGAGCAACAGACTTCTAATCTGTAGGTCGCTGGTTCGATCCCAGCCAGGGGTACGTTCCTATAGCTCAGCTGGTAGAGCAGCAGACTTTTAATCTGCGGGTCGATGGTTCGAAACCATCTGGGGACACGGGGTTGTACCCACTTACATAAGGAGAAGAAATGAAAACAGTAGGAGATGTATTAGGAAATTTTGCGGTAACTGGTGTAAAGCCAGGAGCACTAACATATGATGACTCATCGTTTGAAGTGCTAAACCAAGATTCATTTCCTGGGAAATGGAAAGTAATTGTATTTTATCCAAAAGATTTTACATTTGTTTGTCCAACAGAAATTGTTGCTTATGATGCATTGGTAAATGATTTTAACGATAGAGATGCAGTTTTAATGGTAGGATCAGTCGATAATGAATTTTGTAAAATTGCATGGCGCAACGCACACGATGATCTTCGCAAGACAAACTCATGGTCATTTGCAGACACAGCACACCAGTTAGCAAGCGACTTGGGGATTCATCATTCGTCAGGAGTAACATACCGTGCAACATTTATTGTCGATCCAGATAATACAATTCAGCATGTAACTGTTAACAATTTAGATGTTGGAAGAAATGCACCAGAAGCTCTTCGTGTTCTAGATGCACTTCAGACAGGCGAATTATGTGCTTGCAATAGACCTTTAGGGGGAGAAACACTATGATGTGGGTAGATCAAATAAAAGGTACACTGCCAGAGTATGCTAAAGATATAGCTTTAAATCTAGACGCAGTTATCAATAGAAGTACCTTGGATCCAGAATTTGCAACAGCACTTTCACTATCAGCAGCTTTTTCTACTGGCAATGATAAGCTGACGGCATTTATAAAGGATTGCGTAACTGATTTAGTTGAAAGAGATGCTGCCTTTACAGCAGCGTCACTAATGGCTCAGAACAATGTTTGGTATCCTTATGTTGAAATGACTGGTGACACCAACCTAAAAGGTTTGCCAGCTCAGCTTAGAATGAATTCAATTTCATCTCACGGTGGCACAACAAAACTAAAGTTTGAAGCGTACTCACTTATATCTTCAATTATAGGAAAGTGTCATTTTTGTGTTAAAGCACATTACGAAACATTAAAGCAAGAAGGACTTTCTGTTGAGCAATTGAGAGACATTGGGAGAATTGCATCGGTTATTAATTCGGTTGCTAAGATTCTAAATGCACCAACGTCTTTGTGGCCTAAGCCACACTAACTGTAAGAATAGAGGATCCAGTGAGCGAAGAAGAAGATTCACTTAAAAAAATAGAATATTATCTAGAAATAGGTGCGATCAAGTTTGCTGGCTATGACGAGTATGGCGAGGTCCTTTTTGAAATAAATGAAGAAGTCACTAAGGACCTCGCTCCAGAATTATGGTACGCCCACGAAGAATACGTTGAAGACGGATTGCTAGACCTACTTGAAAGTAATTTGATGAGTGTTGACTATAATGAAAATTTAGAGGCAACTATGATATTTACAGAAGAAGGATATGATGCTGCAAAAAGAATGGGGATAATTCCGCTTGAAGATCTATAGCGATAACGAGCTTTTGCCAAAAATAACAAATGAAGTTACTTTAAAGCATAACTTAGTAAATCCAAGGAAAAGTCTGTGGCATACGCTTTATGAGAATAACCCAAATAATTACTGGTGCAAAGTTTTTGTTAACAGAATGTCTTCTGCCACAAAAGATGAAATTGATATGATGATTCATTACGGGGTTAGATTAGAAGAGATATTGGTTAAAACAGTCGGAAAGCTTGATTCAGTTACGGCTGATGAAGAGAATGAGATTTTGATCTCTATAGTAAGACATTTAGAGTTTTTTCATACAATGAATGAACATTTTTTTGATACAATAATTGAGTTATGCGAAAGAGCCGAAGATTTTGACAAGCAGCTTCCATGGCTAGATACTATGATTTTATCAAATCCTGGCTTTTTAAGCCAAAATCCTCTTGTGGGAATGCTTTCAAAACGTTATAATGCTACAATGTATACTACGTTGGTTGCCAACAAAGAAAAAATATTAGGGGGAGAATTTAGTGTTTCAAGATAATCCAAATGTAGAAAAGCTAGCCGATAAGGTTTTTATATATAGAAATTTTATTGATGAGGAGACCTGCAAACTCATAGAAGGTTTGATGAAGCCTTGGGAACACCAAGCTAAAAAAAGCTTTTTTGCAGATAACCTAATTGATTGGTATCATGGAAAAACTTCTCCAAGAATTCCGCAGCTTTATGATGTTTGGTGCAAAATGAATGAGTTGCTTCTTCCAGAATACTGCATACATCCTCAGATTACCCTTTTGACAACTCAGGCTGGCGACGAAATGTTTATTCACTCAGACAGCCCAGGTGAATCGATGGAGCAAGATCTTACTGGAATGGATACGTGGAACACCTGCTGCGTTTTGCATTACGGTGCCATCGTATACTTTGGAAATTGGGAGGGCGGAGACGTATTCTACCCACATGTAAACAAAGAAGGTAAGTGGGTTGGAGACAATAAACCACTTATAGAAAAAAATGAATTACGAGTTAGTCCAGGAAGAGGAGATCTTGTAATACATGGAGCACATGATGATTATTCTCATGGTGTTCATGAAATTACTTCTGGAACTAGATACGCATTTTCAAATTTTGTATTGCCAGTTGAAAAAAATCCAGGAACATTCCCTATTTATGGAACAAAAGAGAATGAAGAGCGTTGGGCAAACGGCGGAATAAATGGTCCTTGGCTTGAGCCTATAGGGTTTCAGTGGGAGCCACCAGAAAAGTTGAAAAAAGAAATGGAAGAGAAGAAATTAAATGCTCTTCCAACAACAACAAAATTCCCATCGGAGTACACAATTGTCTCCTCATACAATCCTAATAAAGATTAATTTTAGTTAAAACTAATTAGCTAAAATATAAAGATCGGTGTATCAATGAAGTCCTTATATATAACAGGAGATTCTCATGCTGGGAAAATGGCAAATGTGCTATTTGAAAATATGCACAATAAATACGTGCCCAACAGAGAATTTTCAACTGTAACTTCAGAGTATTACGACAAAGTTGTTGACCATATAGATGAAAATGGAAATAAAATTCTTCATGGAATGTCATCTATACTAGCATCTATAAAATCTGAAGATGGAAGCATTACTATAGCAAGCACACCAGGTAGATCTGCATTAAATCTGGATTATGATTTTTATGGTTATACTTCTGAGTGGGATAGCGAAGAAAGCATTGTTATGCCATGGTACGGCTACATAGATATAAAGAACTGGCTTCCTCAAACTGGTCTAAATAATTATAAAAATACCGAGCAGGTTGTTGATGCATATGTAGAAAAAACTATTAAGAAGTTTAAAAAGTCTAAAATAGTATTTATAAATCCTATGCCACAATTTTTAGTTGTAGCAACAGCAAGATGGTCAAACTTTGCAAGTGACCCAGACATACAGTTTGAAGATAGATACTCTTATCATTTAGAATTTACTGAAAATCTAAAGAACAAATGTCTGTCTTCTGGTCTAGATTCGCCAATTAATATTTCTGAAATTCTTAATTCTGAATGGATAGAGCCAGATATGCAATTTAAAAAACCAATAAATATGGCATACAATGATCACTTAACCCCTAAATATTATGACAAAATTCTGACTAATATAATTTCAAGGTTTATTGGATAGATTGTATATTTATGATAGATGGAATGTGGCCACTAAAGATGGTAAAAAGGAGAAAAATGAAAGAAAATGAAGAGGACAATTTTATACGCTTTGCTCAAAATAAACAAAATAAAAACTTTATTTCTAGCAGGCTAGACAGAAACTCACTTGATCCAAGATCGAGTTGGAACCATGGCGAGATAAACTATAACATAAATGAGTTTGGGTACAGAAGTTTTGATGAGTTTCAAAAAAACGTTGATCTATTAGCTTTGGGATGCTCAAATACTTGGGGCCATGGACTTCCAATAGAGTCAACATGGCCAGAAATGCTAAGGTCTGAAAATATAAAAACTATAAACTCAATAGCATCCAATGGTGATAGCGCAATGGGCCAAGTAATAAAGTTTTTTCAATATGTTAAAATGTTTGGTAATCCAAAAAATGTAGTTGCTGTCTTCCCATCTTCCAGAATGGAGTTTCCATTAGAGGATGGAAGGTGGCATATATCAAATAAAGAAAAAACTTACACTCTTATAAATGATGACGTAGCAAGCATAATTTTAAGTGACCCTCATGATGAAAATTTTAAAGAATATTTGACGGCACCGTATGACCCAAATGATTTGCTCACAAAAGATGTTACCAGATACTTTACGCATACTTTTATTGATATTTTAGAAACTTACTGCGAGATGTTTGGCATAAACTTTAAATATACTATATGGGAACGAGAGTATAGAGTTTTTGAAGAAGACGACTACGCCAACTCACTTCTTGAGTATATGCAAAAAACAAAGCCTAATTTTTTTACATGGGACTACCCAAGAGAAACTAAGTATATTACTGAATATGAAAAGAGCCTTGAATGCCATAGCGAGCATAAGGATCACCCACAATTTTATAGAGCTTCAGATTTTATTGAAGGTAGAAAAATTGGTCACTTTGGAATGCATAGCAATTTGCACCTTGCGGAGGCAATAAAGAAAGCTTTGGGTATAGAATGATAATTCAAATTATTGGCCTGCCTGGTTCTGGAAAAACAGAACTAGCAAAAGCTCTAAAAGAGCGTATTAACGCTATTCATCTTAATGCAGATGAAGTTCGTGCAACAGTAAACTCTGATCTAGGGTTTAGTCCTGAAGATAGAATTGAGCAAGCACGACGCATGGGAGAAATGGCAAGACTTATCTCTAAGCAAGGTGTTGCTCCAGTAATTGTAGATTTTGTATGCCCAACAGAGCTGACTCGTACAGCATTTGGCAAGCCAGACATCTTGGTATTTATGGACACACTTGCTGAAGGTCGTTTTGAAGATACAAATAGGATGTTTGAGAGACCAATTAATGCCGATGTTTCCTTTATCAGTCACAACCTTGACCCAGAAGCAAAAGCTTCAAGGATTATTGATAAGTTTAATCTACATGATTGGTCTGCCCCAACAACATTAATGCTTGGAAGATACCAGCCTTGGCATGAAGGACATCACGCACTTTATAAAGAGGCGGGAAAGAGAACAGATCAGGTTCTTCTTGGTGTACGTAACACATACAACACAAGTGAGAAGGATCCTCTCACATTTGATCAGGTAAAAGAATATATTGCTAAGGATGATTTCATGGATGGAGCATTAGTATTAAGACTACCTAACATTACTAACATTGTATACGGAAGAGATGTTGGATACAAGATTGAACAAGTAGATTTAGGTGCAGATATTCATGCTATTTCTGCTACACAAAAGCGTAAGGAAATGGGCATATAAATGTTAGAGAATGCTATTGCTATTGTTGTTTCACTTATAATTGCTGGTATTGCTGTCTACTTTGTTGATAAAAAATGGGGTGGAGCTGATGACAGTAACCAAGGCTAGGTCATTTGCAAAGGCACTTAGTTATCGTATATGGGGAACTCTTTCTTCATTTATTATAGTTTATATTTTTACAAGGAGCGCTACGCTATCAAGCGCAATCGCGTTTTGGGAGACAGTAGTTAAAATATTCATTTACTACGTGCATGAGCGTGGATGGAACTATATAAAATGGGGAAGAAAGTAATGTTGGTTAATAAAAAATTTTATTCTAATACTGTAAAAAATTCTATTATGCCAAATAATTTTTTTTCAAAAAATTTAATAGACAAGGATAACTTTAATAAAGAAAATAATTCTTTTTATAAAAAAGGCAAATATTTTTATTCAAAGTACTTGTTTTTATATGAACGAGATGTAGTCTCTGGAGATAGCTTTGAATATCAAATTAACTCTCAGGGTTTTAGAGGAAAAGACTTTGATGAATTTGATAAAAATAATATAAATATTTTATTTGGTGGGTGCTCGCAAACACTTGGAGTCGGTCTACCAGAAGAAAACACCTGGTATAAAAAACTTTCAGATAGGGTTGCTCTTATGCATGAGGGAAAGAAAGTTGATTTTTACAATATTTCTGTCAATGGATCTAGTATTGAGCTTATTGTAAAGAACACTATTGCTTTTATAAAGAGGGGCACGAAGCCAGACTACATATTCTTGTTTTTACCAGAATCATCTAGGGTAATGTCATTTAATAAAGATGAAAATGAATTTGACTTGTATATTCCTAATGCTAAATTTGAAAAAGAGAGAAAGTATTATTTAAACAATTATATACATGAAGATAAACTGCTTATCAATTTTATTTTGCTATCACTTCTTGAAGAAGTGTGTATTCTATCTGGAATCAAATTGTTATGGACTACCTGGGAAAGACCAGAAAGCAAAATGTATATGGATGGAGGGTTTAATAATTTTTTTAAAATTGATGAAAATTTAGCTAGCATTGCGGTAAATCCACCAGATGAAAAATTCGGAAGAATGGATTTTTTAGAAAAACAATACAAGATTGAAATAGAAAAATTTAACAATAGGTATAACAATAAAAATAATGAGCCTTACTGGCATTCAGCAAGGGACGGTCTGCATTATGGGTCAGCGGCAAGTAGTGTAATAGCTGATATCTTTATTAAAGAATTAGATCCATATTACTATTCATCTTTATATACAGAAAAAATTCAAAAAAATCAAAAAGATGCTAGCAATAATACTTAACATTTTAAGATACATTTGATATAATATTATTATGCCAGTATACGAATACAAATGCTCATATGATGAAGCACATGCATTAATGTCAGTAAATAGATCAATTACCGAAGATGACCCAGGATATACATGTGTTGAATGTGAATCAAATATGGTAAGACACTTCACCCCGTTTGGCATACAATTTAAAGGTAATGGGTTTTATAAAACAGATAATCCTAAATAGTTAAAGTGGTATAATTACTATATAACAAGGTATGTTATGTAGGAGTTATAATTGACTAGGACTAAAGCATGGAGATTATCATTAGCCACCATTTTAATGTTTGGATGGGTATTTCTTACTCCTGCCCACGGAGATGATCCACTTAGCCTAGCCGCTCAAGAAATAGAAGAGCTTAATAGTAAGGTGTCTAATTTAGTTTATCAAGATGATTTTATAGATCTTATAGACATAGCAGAAAATAAATTTACATATGCAACAAATGCTATGGAGCTTAAAGACGATGCATATGATGCCTACGATGATGCAGTAGATGCAGAATCCGCAGCACTGGAAGCTAAAAACCTTGCTCAGTCAAATGTAGATGGCCAGACAGTCACAGTAGCCTTGGCCCTTGAACATAAAGACAACGCTCTTGAAGAAAAGAATGATGCTCAAGATGCACTCAGCATAGCCAATATTAATGTTCAAACTACTCAATCAAGTATGCAGAGTGCTGTAGGAACAGGTTTGGCATACACTGTTTATACTCTTGTTAGACAGGGTAATGTTGCTACCCCAGGATCTGTTCTTTGTTCTGGCACCTGGAACTCAAGCCATATGAGTCTTCCAGTGTGCGGAAATAGATATGAAAACCTTATAGTTAAATTTACTGGACAGATAACAGTCCCTTCATGGTTTACACAAACCTACTTTGCAGGATATACGGATGATGGTTTTAGAATGTATGTTGACGGGCAACTTGCTGTTGATAACTGGGTAGAGCAAGGGACAACTTGGAGCGATTACTCTCCCGTATATGATGTTAGTGAAGACAAAACTTTAGATGTAGAAATATGGTGGTATAACGGTGGAGGACCAGGTTCCTATCATCTTGGCTGGGCTATACCTGGTGGATGGACTGGAGCAGGATGCGATTATGCTGGAAATCCAAGAGTCTGGGGACAAAATTTTAGCTGTAATCTTAATACATTTTCTTCTGGATCAGGACCAACTCAAGCACAGATAAATGCTTACAATGATGCTGTTGCAGGACAGGCTATAGCACAAACAAACTATAATAATAAATTAGCAGTATATAATGACAAACTAAATGTTTATAATCAAGAAGTTCAAGCCTTACAAAATCTCACATCAAACCTTACAACAGCAAGCCAAAACCTAACAATTGCACAACAAAACCTAACATCTGCTTTAGAATTAAAAAATAATAGAATAAACACATATGATCAATCTATAATTGATTTAAATTCTGCTATTGAAGACGCATGGACTTATTATTTTGAACAGTCTGAAAGAGAATTAAACGCTGCAATCGCACAAGCGGCAGCCAATGCTGCAGCAAATCAGCCTACACCAGAGCCAAGTCCAGAGCCCACACCTGAGCCTACAGACGAGCCCACACCTGAGCCTACAGACGAGCCCACACCTGAGCCTACAGACGAGCCCACACCTGAGCCTACAGACGAGCCCACACCTGAGCCTACAGACGAGCCCACACCTGAGCCCACAGACGAGCCCACACCTGAGCCTACAGACGAGCCCACACCTGAGCCTACAGACGAGCCCACACCTGAGCCTACAGACGAGCCCACACCTGAGCCTACAGACGAGCCCACACCTGAGCCCACAGACGAGCCCACACCTGAGCCTACAGACGATGTTGAAATTAAAGATGAGGTTCTGTCAGCTTTAGTTCCTGAAAAAGGAAGCGGAACTGAAGAAGATCTTTCTAATGTTATTGCAAATCTCACAAGCAAAGATAATAAACTAGTTGTATTGTCTCCAGAGCAGATATCTGCAGTTAGTCAAACCCTAAAGGCTTTAACCCAAGAGGCTAAAGCAGAGGTTGCAGAAAATCTAGGAATCAAAGCTTCAGATGTTGCTCAGGTTGCAGAAGCTATGAAAAGCAACCCAGAGCTTGCTCAGGCATTTGTTGAGTTTGAATCTAGAGCAGATTCTGCAGGAGATGCAAGCATGCCTTATACTTTAGCAGACGCAACAACAGAGGTTCAGACAGAAGCATTTTTGGCGGATCCAATAGGAGCACTTACAGACATCGATTTTGAAAAGATATTTAGCCCATCTGAATGGGGTAAAGATATGACAGATGACCAAAGAGAAAAAGCGCAGGAAGTTGTAATACCAGTTATTATCGCATCAAATATTATTGCAGCTGCAATGACTAGGAGGATATAATGAAAATAATCAAGGCCCTATTTAAATATATGTGGGAAGTTATCAAGGAAAGTATAGCCCAAATATTCACCCTATTGGGATTTTTTATCGCTTGGCTAACCCTTACTGGCTCAGCCCAGCAGGTAGTTGGAGTTGCTACAGTTATTGCTACAGCAATATGGCTACTAACCATACCTCTGAGAAAAGAGGACTAATAGTGTATAATTACCTTATGAAGAAAATAAGTGCTATTGCTTTGGCATGCTTGCTAATGCTATCATTAACTGGATGTGACTCTTTAAATAGATATCGCTATCCATGTCAAGATCCTAAAAATTGGGAAATTGCAGAATGCACTCCTCCAGAATGTGAAGCTTCACAGACTTGTACAAAAGATGTAATAAAAATTACACCTACAACACCAGAACAGGAAATAACAAATGGCTAAAGAAAAACTAACGCCCGCAGACTTAGATGCTCGATTAAAGTTTATTCTAGGAATAACCCTTGGTAGTATTCTTTTCATGACAGCTCTTGGAATTATTTATGGGCTATTGTTTGTAACACAACCTATCGGGGCTCAGTCAGAAAATGACAAGATGTTCTTCAATGTTCTAGGTAGCATTGCAACATTTATTACAGGAACACTTGCAGGAATTCTAATTGGCAACTCAGGCGCTAAAGATATTATGGCAGCACAGATAGCAAACAAAGAAGTAGATGCAAAAAATACACAAGCAGATAAAAAATTAGAAGCAGAAATTGATGCAACTGCAGCTCGTTTGGCAGCAAAGCCAGATGGCGCAATGCCAGAAGAGCAACCAGTTGATCTAGATTGGGATAAAGACTAATGGCAGAACAAGGTACAGCAGCTCGTTTAATTGAAGTTGCTACAGCAGAGATTGGTACTATTGAGGGTCCAAAAGATAACGAAACTAAGTACGGTGCTTTCATGAAAGCAAACTTTCAACCATGGTGCGGAAGTTTCGTAAATTGGTGCGGGTCAGAATCTGGCGTAAAGATTCCTAATACTGTTTATACACCAGGCGGTGCGGCAGCATTTAAAAAAGCAGGAGCTTGGATTGATGTAGATGTTGCAGATCCAGAACCAGGAGATATAGCCTATTTTGATTTCCCATCAGATGGTGTCGATAGAATTTCTCACGTAGGTATTGTTGTCAAAGATAATGAAGATGGCACAGTCTGGTGTATAGAAGGCAACACATCTTCAAAGAAGTCTGGAAGTCAACGAAATGGCGGAGAAGTGTGCAAGCAACTTCGTGCATATAAGAAAAATAAAGCTGGGGTTTTAATTTCAATCGTGGGCTTTGGAAGACCAAAGTTTGGCGCAGCATCTAAATCTGCAGATAAGCCAGCAGCAAAAACTTCAACATCTAAAATAAAAAAGTGCCCAACCTGCGGTAAATGAAAAAATATTCAATAAAAATAGAGATTGATGCTGTAGTAGAAGCATTTAGCTCAGAAGATGCAAAAGAGTATATCAGTGATATATTTGGTGTTGACGAAGAAATTGTTTCCGTCAAGATTAAAAAAATAGAAGAAAGATAATTTTATTGAAAAATGTAATAGTAACTGGTGCCAGCTTTGGCATAGGTGAAGCAATATCAAAGGCACTTTCTTCAGATTTTAATGTTTTAGCCTGTGCAAGAAGAAAAGATTTACTACAAACACTCTCTTTGTACAGCGGCAACATAACCCCAATTGAATTTGATATAACAAATACAGAGTCTGTTAAAAACTTAACTAATATTATTTCTGATGTTAGCATACATGCTTTAATAAATTGTGCTGGCGGTGGCGGTGGACCAATGAAAACCAATATATTAGAAGAAGAGCAAGAGTTTTTAAATAATTCTTTTAATCTTAATGTGTCTTCAACATTTAATCTAATAAAATCAGTATACCCAAGAATGAAGAACGAAGAGCACCCAATAGTAATAAATATAACTTCAATAGCTGGATATCAAATATTTAGATCTTCATCTCCATACACAATGTCTAAGCACTCTCAAGCAATAATGTCTAAAATATTAAGAAGAGATTTAGCGCCGCATGGAATTAGATTAACTGAGTTTGTACCTGGATCTGTAAATAGTCATAAAGACAGTAGCCAAAGTAGTTCAATAATGCCAGAAGATATTGCTGAAATAGTTTCATTTATTGTAAAGTCAAAAAGTCCTGTGAACATAAACACCATATATGTTAGCCACATACAAGATGTTCCGTTTTTGTCTTGACAAGCAGCTCAAAACACCTGTATAATAATATACAGGTCCAAAATAGATAAATAGGTAAAATGTTACATTTATATGAAAACGGAGTAGAAGTTCTAAGAAAAAAAGCTAACAATAATAAGTTAGATATTTATTGGAACAACTATAATCTAATTGTTTGGAGTAAGGACCAAGGCGGGTTCTTTAGCACTGATGGTGCTTATAGGAACAATAGCTGGGGGATCAAAAAAGAGTTCCCAGTAAACAAAAAAGGAACCTGGGCCTTGCCTGAAAAATATGTCAAATATTTTAGATAACTATAGATACGATGAAAACGATATAGAATGGCAAGACCTAGCTGGATGCTTGGGAATGGACACTCTTCTATTTTTTGAAAAATACGAAACAGATGTTCAAATCGCCAAAGCAATAGATGAATGCTGCCTATCTTGTCCAGTTAGAAAGATGTGTTATCAGGCTGGAGTGGACGGCAGCGAGTACGGGGTTTGGGGTGGAATCTACCTAACACTTGGTAAAATTGATAAAATGAAAAATATACATAAAACAAAAGAAACTTGGAAAAAATTAAAATGATATTTATAAATAAAGACAAAGACCACTTTAAGCATGGCATTAATATGTGGAATGGTGAACCCAGAAAACCAGTTTTTTACAATGAGGATATGAAGAAAAAGCTTAGGGAGTTAAACAAGCCAATGTTTTTGCTTATGGATGTTGTTCAGTATCCAGATTTTCTAGCACTGCGTTTGTATGAAGATAACTTTATTCAGTTTGATGGGATAGAAAAAGAAAAAGTAATTGATTATGTTTCAAGAGCAAAAAAGCTTTTAGAATCTTATGGAGTCAGAGTAGAACTTGAGGGAAAGCCAGCATTATGAGTGAAAAAATATTGTGTTATTCATGCAACAAGACTAAGAATAAGTTGAATTTAAAAAGATCTTCTCTTCTTCCAATAAATCTTTTTATGTGCCAAACATGCATAGATGAAAAGATGGAGCCCAGATGGGTCGTAGTTATTTCTGGAAGACAAAATGGTCATGAGTCAGTAAAAGAATTTGTGCAAAAAAAGAAGTATATAGGACCAGAAATTACAGCATCTGAACTATTAATTTAGATCAATTATAAGGTATAATTACCTTATAATGGAAACAATTTATATAACGGTTGTAGCATCAATATTAGCTGCAGCGCTTAGCGGATTTGCTACTGCGCTAGTTAATGGATTTAGGGAATCTAAAAAAGAAAAAACAAGGCGGGAAGAGCGTGAAAAAGACCACCTTAAATTAGATATAAAAGACTTAAAGATAGAGTTATATCAGCTTGAAAAAGAATTAAATGAATGGAAAGACAAATATTATAGAGCCATTCAGGACCTAATTGAAATGAAATCTGAGCTGGAAAGCGTATTATCCCAATTAAATCATATTGAATATCATGAGATGATGGACACAGAATAATTAAAATAGTACAATAAAGGTATGACTTGTATTGTTGCAATTGCCCAAGGCGGTGTCGTTTATATGGCATCAGATCATGCCGCATCAGATGATAAAACTGGATGGATCTTATCAAGAAAAGAACCCAAGTGTTTTAAAGTTGGTCAGTATGCTGTTGCATTTACAGATTCATTTCGCATGGGACAAATTCTTCAGTACATGTGGACCCCGCCAAAATATACACCAACAAAAACAAATTCTGGATTAGATAAATTCATGCGAACAAAATTTGTTGATTCAGTAAAAGCCGCCTTTAAAGAACATGGATATGGAAGTATTGGATCCTCATCAGAAGAGGATACAGGAGGTATTTTTATAGTAGGTGTTGAAGGTAGAATCTTTACTATAGATGAAGACTTTCATGTTGGAGAAAACATAGTAAACTACATGGCAGAAGGTAGCGGTGGCATGATCGCTTTGGGAGCACTTCATGCAACAAAGAATCAAAAGAACCCTAAACTAAGACTTAAAGCAGCGCTAGAGGCAGCAACTGAGTTTAACATGAGCGTAGCAGCCCCCTATACATACATTCAAGTTTAGTGTATAATTAGTTAATGGATATAAACGACTTAAGACCAGACTATTCAAAATCAATGGACATAAGAGGTGTACCAACACATGTATGTCCTTGTGGTTGCGAAATATGGAACCTTAAAGTTATTTTTGATAGTTGCGAAATTGCAACTTATTTCTTAGACATGGAGTGTGCTAATTGTGGCACACTGGCAACAGCACCAACGCCACTGGATAGAGAAGAAGAAGAATGAGATCACAAAGAAGAATTGATATGTTGGAGCTTGAACTATACAAGCTTAGAATTGAATTAGATATAATGCATGAGATTATGAGCAATATTATCAATACTCAGCAGGCAGCAGCCGAAGCTAAAAACATGGATTCTGGTAAATGGTATCCACGCACACGACCACAGCAAAGCTAATATCCTATTGACAATATCTGGTCAATTTAGTAGAATTAGCTTTATGAAAAAACTAATAACTATGGCACTTGCTGCCACACTAATCGCTATGACATCTATGCCCGCTGAGGCAAATTTAAAACCTAAAACGGTTACACCTACACTTGCTATTCTAGATACTGCGCTTGACACATCAATTCCTGGAATTAAGTCACGAATTGTTGCAGAGGTTTGTATTTTAGATTGGCCATCATGTCCAAATGGAACTAGATACATGGAGGGTCCAGGGGCATCTGTTATCCCACTCAACATTCTTTCAACATCATCATTTAATCATGGAACTCAAATGGTTTCAGCAGCACTGCATGCTAATCCAAACCTGAATATTGTTTTTGTAAGAATTGTTGGAAACACAAGAGCTGGTGCTCAGCAGACATACGGAATTAATACACTTGCAAACGCATTATCTTGGGTTAATAGCAATAGGCTAAAGTATAATATTGTTGCCGTAGCATCATCACATGCAACTAATGCTCCAGTTATTAGAATGAAAACTGCCGACTATTGCTTACCAACTAAAATTGATTCAATTGTTTCTACTTTGAATAACTCTGGCATTCCAGTGTTTTTCCCTTCAGGCAATAGTGGAACTAATCCAGCAATGAAGGATAAGATTGAATGGCCTGCATGCATTAAGCAATCAGTTGCAGTGGGTGGCATTGAAACTCTTAACCTAGATCGACCACAGATATCTTTGATTAGCAATTACGATAAGAACCTGGTAGATTTGTGGGGAGAAGTTCAGCTACCAACCATATACCCTGGAAACAAACCTGGTTTTTCTTACGGAACATCTGTTTCTGTCCAGGTTATCGCAGCAAAGTACGTGCAGTTAAAGACTATCTTTCCAGCATATACAGCTGATCAATTGATTACGCTAATGAAATCTTCTTCTGTAGAAATTTCATCACCTAACGGACAAAGCGTTTACTTGTTTAATTTGCTAAAGGCAATCAATGGATAGCAAGCTAACAGTACTAGAAGAAATTATTAAAGATATTGGTGAGGAGTTGTACCAGAAATGGTACAACGCCTTAGCAATTGAAGACAGAACAGAAGAGGCCTCAAAGGCAATGGCTGCTAATGCGGGAGAAACTGCAATTTGGGTAATTCAAACATTTATGAATAAGTTCAATGATGCAGCGGATGAATTAAAGGGAGAATAGATTGATAGTAACAGATGAAAGTTTTGATAATGTTCTTAAATCTCACGATTTAGTTCTTGTCGACTTTTGGGCTCCATGGTGTGGACCATGTAAAAAGATATCTCCAATCCTAGATGAGATATCGGAAGAGCGTGGATTATGGGTGGGCAAGTTAAATGTTGATGAAAATCCTATAAAATCAGCAGAATACTCTGTATCTTCTATCCCTTATATGGTACTATTTAAGTCGGGGAAACCAGTAAAGACTATTACTGGAGCAAAGCCTAAGCATGTAATGCTAGAAGAACTTTCAGAATGGATCTAGAATGAAGATAAAACTCTTTAATTTCTGGATTAAATTTGGATATCGTATGGGTTGGGTGTCTGATGTATTTTGCGATACACATGATGGTCCACCTTTAACAGATGAAGAAATGCAAGAATGGGAAGAAGGCGGGGACCCCTGCTCATTCCATGTAAAAATAAATGCACTACACTAACATTCTGTGATCGCAAAGATTACAGAGGAAATAAGGAGAATAAATTAAATGAACTCATTTAAGAAAATCGCACTAGTCATGATTGCAGTCATGACTCTGGGCACAATGGTAGCAACACCTGCAAGTGCTAACACCATGACAGTTGTAGCAACAACGTGGAAGTCGACTCTATCGACTCCAGCGTTTGATGCACCAGCAACTGCTGGAACGGCGCTAACAACTGCAATCGTACGTCCAGTACCTGCAGACAACACAATTGACAACACAGATGTTGTTAAGCTAGAAGCAACAGTAACTGCTGGAACAAATGTAGTAGCAACCGCAACAAACGCAACAATCGTTTCTGCATTGCACTCATCAGCTGCACCAGTAGGAGCATCTTCAGGTTCTTCAACCTTGACAGTTGCAACTGGCACAGGAACAACAGCAACATTTTATGTATACACAAAGACAACAGCAATTGGAACAGTTGTAATTACAAATGGCCCAGTTACAGTAACATACTACGTACAGGGTACTGCTGGTCTAATTAACAACCTAACTGTTTCTGCACCTTCTGCAGGAGCAGCAGGAACAAAGCAGGACATTGTTGTAACAGCAACAGATGCGTTTGGAAACAAGGTATCTGGTAAGTCAATTACAGCAACCGTATTTGCTTCGACAGCAGTTATGGACACAGCAACAGTAACAACTGGTGCTACACTAGCAGATTTTGGAACAGCAACCTTTAAGGCAACTCTTCCAACAACAGGAACACGCTCATTAATTACATTTGCTCCAACAACATCAACAGATGCAGTTGCAGCAGCAGTAGTTGGATTGACTGCTCCAACACTTGCACCATTCGCAGAGATTTCAGTTCGTGATCTAGTATCAGAACTTGCTGCTGAGAAGGCTGCTAAGGATGCAGCAATTGCCGCTAAGGCAGTTGCAGACAAGGCACTTGCTGATGCACTAGCAAAGGCAACAGCAGATGCAGCAGCAGCTAAAGTTGCAGCAGATGCAGCACTAGCAGCAGCAGTTAAGGTTGAAGCAGACAAGGCAGCAGCAGCAGCCAAGGTTTCTGCTGACTTACTAGTTGCTAAGGATGCACAGATTGCTAAGTTGACTGCAGACAATGCAGCAGCAATTAAGTCACTTAAGGATGCTTTCAATAAGTTGGCTCGTCAATGGAATGCAAAGAATCCAAAGGCTAAGGTTACCTTAGTTAAGTAATTAGTTTAATATGGGGCAGGGTCACCTGCCCCATATTTACTATTATGATAAAATATATATTATGGAATGGGATCATTTTCACGTAATTCAAAAAAAAGTTTTAAATGAATTAATTAAAGATATGGAAAGTTTAGAAATTCCACCAGACTGGAGACCAAGAGAGGTTTTGAGTTTAGTAATTAGAAAATTAAAAGAAAAAGAGGAATCATGTTAAAGAATTTAAAAAATTGGTTAGGATTTAACTCAGTTGAATCTCAAGTTGAAGCCATGCTAGAAGAAATTAAGACTTCGGCTAAGAAGGCACCAGCCAAGAAGGTTGCTAAGAAGGCACCAGCCAAGAAGGTTGCTAAGAAGGCACCAGCCAAGAAGGTTGCTAAGAAGGCACCAGCCAAGAAAACTTCGGCTAAGAAAACAAAATAATGGAATCAAACAAAAGAAGTTTTTATAAATCAATTACTTGGCCAGCAGTTCATATTGGATTTGTTGGCACATTAGTTTACTTCTTTGAAATGGCTATTACTGGCGAAGCCCACTGGGAGTACGCTGGCACATTTGCAATTATTTACACTGCATGCGAAATGATAGGGTTTTTTCTACATGAAAGAGCATGGTCAAAATTTGGTGGGAAGATTAAGTAATGGGAAAACACCTAGATAAAATGCAAAGAGCTTTGGCGCAAAGACAAGCAGGAACATATGCCAGTGGTCAAAAAAAGCCTGGATCTATGAATATAAAGAAGACTGGATATAGAGGACAAAAGGCTAAAGGCTCTAAGTAATGTTTAGTGGATTTTGTGAAGTAAAAGGGTGCGGAAATAAAGCTACTAGGCTTTCAGGACATCAGTCAGGACCAATTATCGATATATGTGATGATTGCTGGCATGAGCAATATAAGTCCTAATCAACTAAATGCTATAATAGTCTTATAAGCGGAATACTAGTCCCGCTTAAATAAATAACCTATAGGAGTAATAACATGTCAGACGGAAAAGATTTAAACGGATTTACATCACCAAAAGTAAATGATTCAACTGTTTGGGGCAACAACGAGCAGTATGCAGCTGATCCAAAGGCAGCATTCCCATCAACAGACGTTTCAAACCAAGCGCAGGCTCAGGGCCCTAAGTAATATGTGCGTTGAATGCGGTTGCGAAAGCTTAGGCAGTGAAACTGGTATTAAAGAAGTTAGTATCCAGGATGTTTCAGATCAAGGCAACAGATAATGTGTAAAGATTGTGGATGCGGAGTTAATGAAGAAATTCAAAACGAGTCTGCTGAGTCACCAGCTAGCAGAAACGTTGTAACTATATCACAAATTAAGGGTGCGTAGTGTCAGAAAACGTTGTAAACTCTGGAGAAGCTACTAAAAAAAATCCTTCTCAGGGTAAATTTAAATCTGGAATACAGCCTAAAAGGCCCCCATTGAAAATAGATGTTAATAAGCACGGAATAAGAAGAGAAACTGTTCCAGGGCTACCTAAGAAAACTGGAAGAAAAAAAGTATAGATCCCTTGGAGAATTAAATGTCTAGCAATAAATATGGATCAGTAATAAAAAACATTATAGAGCCATTTAAGGTAGAAGGTTTCTTTGAGGAAGAGCAATTTAATATAGTAAAAGATTACTTTGTTGATCATGAGGATCTTAAGTCAACTCCAAAATCTTACTACTTGTCTAAAAAAATTAGCTCGTACTCAGATGATTTTTTAAAAAAACTTCACGTAGATCTTTTGCCTAGAGTAAAAGAAGTATTTGGTAATGACTCTATAGTTCCATCCTACGCTCTACTTTTAGAGTATAGCGGTAGCGATGGTCATGTCACGCCTCATATGGACGAGGGTCCCTGTGCATTTACAATAGATGTATGTCTATATGAAAATAGCGATTGGCCACTAAATGTAGACGATAAAGTTTTTTCTTTAAAGCCTAACGATGCTATATTTTTTCATGGGTCAAGGCATATGCACAGCAGAACTGGTCTAAAAAATAATGATAACCACAATGTAGTTATTCTATTTCATTATGATCTTCCAGACCACCAATTTTTTAAGTTACCAGAATCATTGCAAAAGATGTATATACCTCAGACTGGTAAAGATTACATATTTAAATTGATAGATGAGTTTAACGATATGGGAAAAGTAGAAAATACTATTGACTCTAAGCAGTAATTATTGTATAATTTATTTATGAATAACTTTATTATAATCGGACTAATTGTATTTGTTTTATCAGCATACTTAGGAGTGAAGCTTTATCGAGATATGTCTTTTATATTTAATGCAAAAAGGATTCAAGAGCAGTACAAAAAAGATAAATTTTGGGAAACCCAAGAATTTTTTGAAGAATAAGGATATCTAAATGATAAAGCCGTATGGCAACTTGCTATTAGTTAAAGAGCATAAGGTAGAAGATAAAACAACTTCATCTGGAATAGTTTTAATGGCTTCACTTAATGATTCTGCTCTTAGAACTGGAGAAATCCTAGATCTTGGAAACGGTGAGCATAACTATAAAGGTGAACTTATACCAATTAATGGTCTAGACATTGGAGATATAGTTTACTACAATCAAAATAGTGGTACAGATATTGAAGATGAAGGCGGAGAAAAGTATTTACTTTTAAACACTAAGAGTGTACTAGCTCTTAAGGAGTAAAATTGAGAAATAGATTTAATTTTAATGTACTGCCAAATTCGGTTTTACTACAGGTGAAAACAAAGTCTCCAGAAAAGTGGCTCCTTCTTGATAGAGAAACTGGACAGGTATACCAAGGTAGCGAAAATGGGCATTGGGATAGATTAGATCCAGTTATAAAATACAATGATGACTCATCTGTTTTGTAAATCTATTGACAGCACCTATTAAATATTATATACTTAACCATAATGATAAATAAAATTATATGTATCTTCAAGGGGCATATGCTTGTAGATGCTGGCACATGTCCCTATACTGGCTCAACATATCAATATTGTGAAAGATGTACTGCAATGATTCCAATTCAGGTGGCAGTATGAAAGAGCCTAAGATTATGAAAATGGATTGGCGTTCATTAGGATATTGGCCAGTATATAAAGATGGAAAGCTTACATGGGAAAAGGATCCAAAAGAAGATGTGCAATAAATGCGGAATGTACAGAGAAAACATAGAGTATTGGGATAACCACCAGACTATGTCAGATAATAATGTGTGGTGTGCAAAGTGAAGCCATTCTTTATAATTATGCTAGGCCTATTTATATTCTTAAACTATATGGCTTGGCTACAACAGCAGAGGATGGTTGGATAATGATTGAATGGTTAGCAAGACGTATATTTAGTTGGACAAGCCTTAGAGAATATATTTTTGATGAAGTTCATTTACATGATTATTTAGATAGCATTATGAGTGACCCAGAATCTATGGAGACAGCTTCATTGAGCTGGTGTGAAGGAGATACATGGTATGGTTGGACACATGATAGTAACGCAAAGCGTTACTACTTTGACGATATTGGTAACAAATCCCTTATCGGTTTATGGGAAGATCAATTCCTAAGCAAGGCAGACTAGCATGTCAATATACGATTTAAATTTTACAGACAACAAAGGAAACACAGTAGAGCTAAGATCTTTGAAGGACAAAGTAATCTTGTTAGTTAATGTGGCAAGCAATTGCGGATTTACTAAGCAATATAGTGGTCTCCAGCAACTTCACGAATCTTATGCAGAAGGTGGGCTTGAGGTTATTGGCTTTCCATGTAATCAGTTTGGTGGCCAAGAGCCAGGAACTGATCAAGAAATTGAGGATTTTTGCAAGACAAACTATAATGTAAGCTTTACATTAGCAACAAAGACTGATGTGAATGGGATTAACGCACACCCTATTTATAAATACATTAAGGAAAAAACTGGAAAAGAAATTCAATGGAATTTTGAAAAGTTTTTGATTAATAATGGAGATATTGTTGCATACGGAAACTCAAATTTGCCAGTCGCTTCATTGGAACCACAGATAAAAGATCTATTAAAATAGATTATATGTTGGCCCCAATTAGTGAGGTCGGCGAAAAGAGAGATCCTAGTCAACTACGTTGACACAACTGATGGTATAATAGATACCTAACGATAAGGGTATATTAAATATGGAACAGTGGGTAAATAGCTACGCCTCATACGTGCTTGTTTTAAGCGGTGCTGCAGCTATGTTTGTAATTGGCAGGAAGAAAAGATTTGGTTGGCTCTGGTTCATATTTAATGAATTTATGTGGACTGCATATGCTTTGATAACAAAGCAGTACGGTTTTATTCTTGGCGCTATCCTTTATGGGATAGTAGGTGTTAAATCTTATTTACACTGGTCTAAAAAGGGAATAAACAAGATACATTTATAGGGGGAACCAATGGCATACTCTAGATTTACAGATAGTGATATATACATATACTCTCATGTAGGCGGATGGATAGAGTGTGCTGCATGTTGGTTAAATGAGCGTTCAGATGAATACTCCTTATTCTCAATGTCAGAAGAAATACATGATGATGGACACTTGATAGCTCATGTTCGGGAGCATATTAAAGCTGGGCACGATGTACCACAGGGATTACTAATGCATATCCTTGAAGATAATAACAGATATGGTAAACTATAACTATGGATAATATTGAATTAACAGATGAAGAGATCTCAAAAGGGTATGAGTCAGAGAACCCAGATGAAGATAAATGGGATAACATTGAAAAGGCTTGCTGGAGCGGATACAAGCAGGTAGGTATGAAAGACAAAGGCGGAAAAAGAGTTCCTAACTGCGTACCTATAAAGAAGTCTCTATTCGGCACAGAAGGACCCCAGAACCTCATACCAAGGAACAAGTAGTATGGGAATACTAGACAACCTTGAAGCAGCCTTAGAGGCGGAAGAGGCAGAAAAGTGTCATTACTGCCAAGCCATAGCTACATATAATGATCTAGCTGAAGTAGATAGAAACTATCAAATAGTAGGCGTATGTGCATGTCATTCATATAAAGGATTAGTTTCTTAATGGAATCTTTTAACAAGATAGACGTATTTGATAGTACAGTTTTTTCCAGGATCCAGGAGTTTGTATTGGATCACATAAAGCATTCAGATAATCTTAAGTATGCAAGCTCTTATGGAAGATACTGGAATTTGATTGAGTTTCCTAAAGACATAGAGGATATTCTGGTAAGTACTGCTCAGTCTGAGTTTAATAAAGATCTAGACATACTTTATACGCAATGCGTTAAATATCAAATAAAAGATGGTGTAGCCCCAGCTTTAGTAGCACACACAGATAACCTTTTTTGCACACATACAATGAATCTAATAATAGATACGAATATAGATTGGCCACTAATAGTTCAAGATGTAGAGTTCCCAAGCAAGCCAAACTCAGCTGTATTCCTAAAGGGTGACACAGAATCTCACTGGAGACCAGAGTACCCATCTAAAGATGAAGATGACTACCTGATAGCGGTGTTTGTTAACCTTGCCACTAAAGGTAGCGAAATGGCGGAGATTACTAAAAAATTTAGGGGCATGTCCGATCTTACGAAGAGTGCTTTCCTAGATCATGGCAACCCTCATGGTCAATAATACATTCATCTATGATGACAACTTTTTATCTGAAAAAGAAATACAGGAAATAGAAGATCTATTTAATTCCAATAGCAACAAGTGGATGTATTCTGAGGTAAGCATTCAATCAGATCATCAAGAATATGAGACAATCGTTTCATCTGAACAATTTGGAGACTCTCAATATTTTGTGCTTTATCCAGAACATCAGGATAATGCCTATAAGTTATGTGAAAAGATTATAAATAGGTTTACCGAAAAGCATAAGGTTAAGTATAATCAATTATTAAGAGTTAAGCTAAACATGACTCCATCTGGGGCGGGACCGATAGTAACCTATCCCCATATAGATGATACCAATCCACACTACATATTCCTATATTATGTAAATGATTCCCAGGGAGATACAATAATATATAATGAAACTTATAATGGATCAAAGATAGATGATGTATCAGTCATGACCAGAATATCTCCTAAAAGAGGATCTGCATTTATTATAGATGGAAGACATTTCCACAGCCTAACAGTACCAAATAATGGAGATTTAAGAAGAGTAATTAACGCTAATTTATTCTATATATAGGGTGCGAAAAAGTGAAGCGGAAAAGTAGAGAACATCTTGTCAGTACCTGACTTAAATGCTATAATAAATATATGGCAAAAAAACGGAAGTTCAATTGGGATCAACAGGTTAAATATGCCCAAGAAGCATTAGATAAGAATAAAGCCCTAATAGAGTCTACATCTAGAGGAACTAATGCAAATAAGGCTTCATCTTGGTCTAGAAGACCATCTAAGAACAAGAGCCCATTGCAATAAATTAGCTCCTACCCATTATATCCCCCCTCCCTTTATCTCCCTTGTATCAGCCTCCTAGAGGCTTATAAAGTGGAGTATTGTGGAGTAAAGTGGAGAATCACACTATCAATTTGGATCTAAATACTATCATTATATATAGTTAAACATATGTATGTAATGGAACACGATATCAGATGGGGTTCATAATGTCAATAGGGCCCATATAAAGCATATTGGCCAATATTTGTCAATAGATATTCCAGGAAATTTTTTTATTTGTTCGTAAAGAGCAATTTCGGCCCATATTTATGGCAAAAAATTATGTCTAATTCTGTATAATTTGTCTCATATAATGAGATATTTTATACAGATATTGACAGATTTTATTCGATTTGCTACAAATTCCAGCGTATTTTTATATGCGTCGTAAAGAAGAAATTTGGCCCATAAGATGGGCATACAAAAATGGGACATATAGTATATAAACTATATGCCCCATAGGGGAAAGCTATCTTAGAATGAATCTAAGTCCATTATGTATTTGCTATCTCTTACTCTTGTTTCTTCAAGGGATTTAATAGTTAGGTTTCTATCCACCGCCCCGTATTTTGCCTCAATCATATCGTTGAGAGCATCAGCCAAAAGCAATCCTTCGGATGTATATCCTTTATCCCATTCTGACTTTAATCTAAGGGAATTATATTGGATAATATATCTAACTAGTTCCATTAGCCTGTCTTGTGTATACAAGGTATGTTCAGTTGTTAGTACATTAGCCATTACTGCTGGTGAGAAGTTAGCATTATTTAGATAGTCTGTTAGTTTTTCTGCCGCCTTGAATTCGTTCGCCTTAGCCATGAGTTCCGCCTTTCGTTTTGATTATACCATTGACCACTGACATTTGTAAATGAAGGGGGACCTGCCTCCGAAGAGGAAGGTCCCCACAGTTAGTTATTACTTGACGTTCTTCTTGTCTGTAAAGACTACGCCTTCTTGTGCTGCCTTGCTGATGACTCCTAGAGCTGCAGCTGAAAAGCGACCACGCTTGCCCACGGCAATTCCCTGGGTCTTTAGGTATTCACGAGTTGTTGTTGGTGTTGACATTAGTTTGATCCTTTCTAGATCGAGTTGTTATATATATTATATCCGAATTTCGGGGTTTTGTAAATAGGGTCGTAAAGCAATATTTTTGCCCGTGTCCCTTAGCTTAATGGCCGTTATGTCCGAATTGTCCATAACGGCCAAAGCTATCTTTATTCAGTTGTTAGTTCTTCTACTTGGTATGGCTCTATCTTGTCCTTACGATTGGCACCCTTTTCCCATTCCTTTTTGGGTGAGGCTACCGCTTTGTACCATGCTTCATCACTGTCTTCGGCTTCTACTACAATGTAGTACTCCTGAATGATGTCTCCGTATACTTTAAATTGTTTACTCATAGTCCTACCTGCTCTATCTTATCTTTAATTAATTTAGCAATGATGTTGTGCGCCTCAATGTTTTCTGTTTCGGACCCACCCCACAAAAGTTTTTGGGCTTTGCTAAGTTGATCGTTTAGATACTCATCACTCATCTTCATCTTCGTCCTCCTCATCTTCTTCAAACATTGTATCCACAATGTAGTCACGGTTAGTCATCCATTCAAGTACATCTTCTTGGTGCTGTTCTGCGCCATACTCCAAGGAGAACCCTTGGCCAGCCTCCACAGCCTCGCAGAGGTGGTCCCACATCTCATCTATGGTGCAGTTCTGCTTGTAGGTCTCATCCTCAAAGATGTTGTTGATTGTTGACCAAGTCCACAACCAAACCAGGGATAGACCAAGGTCAGTGCTGTCTAGAATCTTTAAACATTCGTTTAGTTTATCTTTATCTTCAGGCTTCATTACGTGCTCCAATCGCAAATGACAGGTCGTATGTTAAGTTGTATAGTTCTGTAAATCCGTCTAGTTTACCAGACCAGTACTTTTTGTGGTCAGGGTTAGTCCTAGTTAACATCATGTTTTCTGCTTCAAGCATTAGATTTTTTAGTTCGCCGTGCATTATATCTAGTCCACTAACATTTGCATTAACTAAGCGTTGCAAATGGGGCGGGAGCCCAATGTCTTCTCTATTCATTAATATACCCTTTCGTTGTCAATCATTATATCATTGGCCACTGACAAAATATGTTCCATAGTATCAATGGCACCAGTGTAATAAGCATCTGATTCAAAATACTCATCTTCATTTAAAGGTACATTATTTCTAGCATCCTCTAAATCTTGATTAAGACTAATTAAATGTATCTTCATGTATTCCAGGAAGTGTGATGATCTAGTCAAAGTAGCCCTCCGACCAAAGCCCGTCTAAAAAGTCTGCTGTCTTTTCTAATCCTTTTTCAGTCGGCAGTCCCTTAGAATCATATAGAGCCTTAGTAACAACAGCCCTCATTTCATCTAAATCGTTTAATGTATATCCTAACATCATAGTAAGAACTCATCTCCTTCAATATAACCATAGTATTCATTGTATGATTGTTTTAAGTTATCAGGAGCAAATTGCATGAACTTGTATTCAGCATATGCCTCCCCTTCTTCTAAGTTAGAATTGTTCCATTGCTCAAATAGATGTTGCTCAATATCTACTTGAATTGCTCCAAGGATATGTTCTCCAACTGTATCTGTAAATGCTTCCATTATGCATCCGCCTTTTCCATAGAAGGTAATAATACCATGTGGGTCTGACAAATTGCCATAGCATCAAGGTCAGCATCATGGCTAAAGAAACAAGATGAACATATCTCGCCACAATCATTGTCGCAATACTCAAATGTATCTGTTGCATCACAGTTGTTACATTTTGTATCATATGATGATTCTGAAATAACTTCTCCACGGAGGAATTCCATTTCTCCACCCCAGCCTGTTTCTTCTTCATATACTAAAGTAAATAGTAGATTAGGGTATTGTGCAGATAGTTTAGATATAGCAGGAAGAGGTCTTGACCATGCCGTCTCAAAGTTGTAATAGACTACATAGTTCTCGCCATTCTCGGCTTCTTCCATATATGTAGTAGGACTAGTTTCTTCTTCTGTTACAGCAACATCCCACTTAGTTCCCCAGTTGCGGATATTCCAGTTGTACCAGTCATTAGTTTCAAACTTGTACCAATTCTTGTCGCCAACCGTACCAAAGTCGGGCTGGGAAAGATAAACCTCGTCAGTAACATTATCATCTATATAGTTATAGATGTTATGAAAACTAAAGATAGGATTAACATGCTTGATATGTTTAATCTCAAATGCTAAATCACCACGAGATTGAACTTTGCTTACATATGGCTTATTCATTTGTTTAATTAAAGATTTAACTTGGTCAGGATTACCTTCAATAGTTAAACCGTTATATACCCAATTTGGCATTTTATATCCTTTCGTTGATATGTGATAATTATACATTGGACCACTGACAAATGGAATAGAATTGGCATGTGATACATGCCACATAATTCAGATTTGTGGTCAAGATCACAGCAAATTCCAGGGAATATAATTGACAGTCGTAAAGACAATATGCTACCCTCAAGTCTTTGCGGGCAATAGAAAACCCCCAGCTATGCTGGGGGTTATGAATATGGCTGCTGATTTCCAACGAAAGAAATAAACCGCTTTACTTAGCGCCTGGCCATAAAGACTAAATAGACGCACCATTTCATTTCCTATTAAAACCAGGACCAAAGTCCTAGTCTAATTATACCATAACTAGTCGACTGTATTTGTCTACAAATGCCGCTAATGATGAACTAAATACAACTGTTTCTAGGTCTTCCTCGTATAGCGTAAATGTTTGGCTTGCCCAATTAATTACAGGCACCTTGTGCTCGTTGTCCCCCAATTGGTTGACATAGATACCCCACGATAATGTTTGGTTCCAGTCTTCTCCAATTAGATGTGAGATGGCAATGCGTGTTGCATATGATGGGTCCTGCCATCTTGTTTCTGCAGCCTGCACAGCATTTGCTAGTTTTGCTAGCATGTCGTATCCTGCCCAGTGCCCGTATAAAAATACTGTATCACCCTTTTGGTCTTTAAACCCAAAGTTTGCTCTGTCTCCCATTTTATTCCGCCGTTTCTAAAGTAGGTATTGCTGGTTCTATCTTGTCTAATTCTATCACTTCATAGGCTACCTTGTCTAGGCCTGCCTTATTTTTATTGTAGTGGTGACCGCAAAAAGCTAACTCACCATCTACTAGTTTAACTAGATACATTGCATCTGCTGATCCACATGCATCACATGGAATGAACTCTCTGTCTCTCATAGAGCACCGCCTTCAATCATTTCAGAAAGACGGTCAAGAATCCAAGAATCAATATCGTTGATATCAATTTCTGATAACTTCTCCATTATTTCTTCACGGGCAAACTTATACCCGTCATCCCATCCATCCTTATACTCTGACATAATCTCTCCTTAATAACCTGTGGTTTCGTAGTCTGATACATAAGATTCAGTTAAGTTATACTTATCTCTAAGTCTACTTACTTTCTCAATACTACCAGTTCCAATGTTGAATGTCAATGGAGACATTGCTTGTGGGTCGAGCCCTGTGATTTGTGCATCCCAATAGGCCCTCTCCATGGAGAGCCTATCAGGAGCGGTGAGTTCAAAATACATTAGTCCACCTCTACTGAATCGATAGATGATGACATATATGTAATAGGCTCATCATAAGATACTGTGTCAAAGTCTGTTTCGTGAATTGCATTGATAGCAGACTCCTCGTCACGAGCATTAACTGTAACTGAATATTGTACTGTTACAGTCAACTCAAATTCATTTGTAAGTTCGAACCCACAGATGCTTGCAATCTCTTCTGCTTGAAACTCAGTCAATGAATCATCATCAAGGCCCTCTAGTGTAAAGACCTTCATGTTATCACGTAACTGATTTAGAACGCTTGCAGTATTGTAATCTCGTTGAGTTACACGCTGGATGTGCTCTTCCAACTGTGTAATGCGGGCCTTGTTCTCAACTAACTGTGACTCAAGGAATTCTCGTGTCATGTAGTGATTATCTGTTGTTGTTTCCATTTTATCCTCTTTCGTTGTTGTTGGTGTAATTGTAGCATGCTCCACTGACAATAATGTGGTCTTGCGTCCGCATGGGCATGTGAGCGTTGTCACACCTGAAGGAAAGCCAAATCCATCAGATGATGTTAGTTCTATTAATGAATCACATTCATCTGGGTCACAGACAAATGTATACTTGCTTGATACTAGTTCGTTGGTCATGAAGAGAATTATACAGGATCCGACTGACATTATCAAGGATTTCCAGGGGATTTTTATGTGAGTCGTAACACACTTTTTGCCCCCTTAGCTTTGAGGGCGCTTGGCGATCCATAACGGACTTGAACCGTCGACCTCTACCGTGACAGGGTAGCGCTCTAACCAACTGAGCTAATGGACCTAGAAAAAATTGTGAGCAGTTTTTATTCATGCTCAGGAATTTATTTATTTAGAACGCAGAAATTAATTTCTTAATTTTATTTTTTTCTGCGGTTAGAATTGGGTCAAACCCTGATGCACCCGCCATGAGTGTTTCAGAATTTCCACGCCCTGAACGATAGTAATCAAGGCGTTCAGTAAGTGCATTGAATGCACCCCACTTTGTTCCCTTGATATTAGCGTTAGTTGGTGAGTTGTGATACAACTCGTCAAGCAACACGACTTTGTTTTCCCACTTAGTCAATGCAACTTTAGCAGCATCCTTGTCAGGCTTAGGATAAATTGTCTGAATTAATTTTGAGAATTCAGCATCAGTGATTGATTGAGAATAAAGAGCCTGAGCCTCTTTCTCGAATTCATCAAAGTACCCAAGAGCAAGCCCAAGAGTTTCACGAGCAACTTGGATGCGACCTTCAACAGATTGCGTGTGGCGAATCTTGAAAGATTGCTTAGCATTCTTCATTGCAAGGTTAAGAGTGTTTTGGCATACAACACGAACAGGAGTAACAGCAGCCTGAACGGCAACTGACCCGTCATGAGATGTCCAAACAATTAGATACAACTTAGTTGCATCATTTGCGCCTTGTGGGTCAAGCACCATTGTGCGAGGAATATCCACTGTACCGAATACAACCTTACCGCTACGAAGTGAGCCAGCAGATTCCCAACGGCAATCAGCATTAGCATCATGAATTGCATCAGCGAATGCGAATAGTTCCTCATTCTGCACAGGCTTGTAACGCTTTCCAACAGTTGCAAGAACATCAGTTCCATTGTTGAATGGGTTGTCACGAATAACTAATTGAGCATTAGATACATCATTCCATGTATCTGAGATATGGTCAGTTAGTGGAGACAGGCGAACATTCCAATTAGAAAGTTTTGCCTCATCTAACATCATTTGAGTTGTGACATCTTCATCTTGTGTAAAGATGCGATTTGCGAGATTGTGCCAAGCGGGTGCGCCACGCAGAGCGAATGCAACTTGACCATTTTCGGTTTCGAGATTATGAGCCATTATTTTTTACCTTTCGTTTGATTAGTTGTAAGTATAACAGACCCCACTGACATTGTCTAGGATTAGTTACAATATGTCCGAATTGATCCATGTGATTAATCTCACAAAATTCCAGGGTTATCCACAAGTGGTCGTAACCCTGTGGATAACCCCTTAGCTTTGCGGGCCAGCTGCATATGCAACTGGTGCTAGATCTTTACAGACCTAACTCTTCCCTAGTCAATTGGTTTTTGCGATTGAAGTTAATAACTTCGGACGGGAGATAAAGAGCAGTAGTCTTAGTCTTCTTCAATGTATCATAGACATAAGCACGAACATCCCCTAAGAAATTACGTCTATTAGAGAATGCTAACTCAGTTAGATAATCTTTATCTACACCTTGTTCTGAATAGATTGTTACATCATTTGCTTTGTTTGCATCATAGATTTCTACTCTGAAACGATTTTTCATTTTGTTGCCTTTGTTAGTAGTTGTCCCAAAAGGGAGAGCAGTTTGGCGACATACTCAGGTCGTTGGATTATTTACAGATAACGAGCAACTGCATTGTATGTAGAAGTATTTACTACTTCCTCATCTGTCATCTTGAGAATACGAATAGCGTTCTCAATTTCTTGCTTTTGCTCTAGGTATGTGTGGCGACCCATTTGCTCAAAATCACGCTCAGGCTCTGCTGGTAGTTCTGATTGTGTAACTGTCAAATCAAAGTCAATGTTGAGAGTGTTGTTCCAAGCACGATAGTTAGTACGGAAGTTTTCTGCCTTCTTGATGTTAGAAACGGCATAGGCAGTAATTTCCTTCTGCCACTTTTCCATAGCCTTCTTATACTTTGCTTCGTTTGTTTCTTGATTAGCATAGTTAGCATTAAGTTCTACCAACTTTGCTTCTAGTGCCTTGATTACCTTTGGTGTTGCGATTTTAACGCTGATTGCTTTTCCTCTAGCCATTTGTTTCCTTCTTTCGTTGTTGGTTGGTTTGATTAGATAATTATAGCAGGGGGGTCTGACATTTCTGCGACCCCCCTCCCATTAGATTAAACGCCTAGTAGTGTTTGAGCGGATACGGAAGTCCAACGAGTTTCCTTGTTGGGCATTTCCAATAGCACACGCACCGAGCCAGATGTTTGTGGGTGGATTTCTTTAATCACACCTGTTTTCTT